ACGGACCCTGCACAGGCGGAACGCTTCTTTGGTAACCGCATCGTCGCTGGTGCTGGTGCCTGGGTTGAACACAATCTGTGGGAGGCACGCGCCAACGGGTCACGCAGCGTAGAGCCCAAGACCCCCGTTGTCCTGGGGTTCGATGGTTCCGACGTTGACGACTGGACAGGCTTTCGCGCTGAGACCCTTGACGGGTTCCAGTTCACGCCGACGTTCGGGCCCAACCGCCTGCCAACCATTTGGAATCCCGCCGATTACGGGGGACAGGTTCCCAGGTTGGAAGTCTCAGCCGCACTCGACGAGATCATGACCCGCTATGACGTCAAGCTTCTCTACGCTGACCCGCCTTACTGGGAGTCAGAGGTAGACACCTGGGTTGACAAGTACGGCGATCGAGTCGTCATTAGCTGGTACACGCGCCGAGTTGTCCAGATGCACGCTGCTGCGGAACGCCTGAAGACGGACATCAGTAAGTCTGACACCACGTTCAGTCACGACGGATGCCCGATCACGTCCGGCCACATTCGCAATGCCCGCGCAGCCGCTCGACCCCAGGGCCGCTACGTGCTGGCCAAGGCAGCGCAAGACCAAAAGATCGATATTGCCGTTACTTCCATCCTGGCCCATGAAGCCGCGATGGACGCTGTAGCCGCTGGCATGGCTGCACCTAAGCGCAAGTCGTACTACTACGGAGCATGAGCCCACCAGGAGGGGGCAAGCATGGCTACTGAAGCTGAGGCCCTACGCCTGGTGGGACTGCTCGAAGATGAGCTACGGTCCCGCCGATTCGAGATTGACCGCAACGAGCAGTACTACCGGGGCAAGCAGCCGCTGAGGTTCGCCTCTGACGAGTTCAAGAAGTACCACGGGAAGCGCTACCAGGGGTTCGCTGACAACTGGGTACAGGTTGTCTCTGACGCCCCCGTAGAACGGCTCACAGTCAACGGTATTCAGCCGTCTGGCATGACCGAGGCTGACGCCGAGTCGTGGCGCGTGTGGCAGATGAATGGCCTTGACGCTGACTCTCAGCTTGGCTTCCTGGGCGCCATCAACAGTGGACGTTCCTTCGTGCTGGTCTGGGGCAACCCGGATGACCCGGAGACCCCAGAGGTAACCTTCGAGGACGCCTCACAGTGCATTGTGGCGTACGAGCCTGGCTCTCGCCGGAAGCGTCTTGCAGGTCTGAAGCGTTGGGAAGATGGCGCAGACGACTACGCCACGCTCTATCTCGCTGATGAGGTCTGGAAGTTCAAGCGAGCCCGTGTGGGTGCCGCTCAGAAGTCGACCGGCGTACAGGACGTTGACGACGAGCTGAAGAAGTGGGACCTACGGGAAACGGGCGACGAGCCCAACCCGCAGCCCAACCCGCTGGGCATCGTTCCGCTGGTCGAGCTTCCCAACCGGCCTACCCTGGTGGGCGATCCGATCAGCGACGTTACCGGCGTGGTCGCCATGCAGGATGCCGTAAACCTCCTGTGGGCGCAGCTCTTCACGACGTCCGATTACGCCTCGTTCCCGACGCGCATTGTCCTTGGCGCTGAACGCCCCGTTGTTCCGGTGCTAGACGAGACCGGCGCCATTGTGGGTGAACGCCCTGTGGACATGGAGAAGTTCGCCGTAGACCGGGTGCAGTTCTTCACCGGTGACAACGTGCGAACCGAGGAATGGTCAGCGGCCAACCTGGGCGCCTACTCAGACATCATCGAAACCGCAGTGAGCCACATTGCAGCGCAGACCCGCACGCCCCAGCACTACCTAGTTGGCAAGATGACCAACATCTCTGGCGATGCGCTGCTAGGCGCTGAAACCGGCCTGGTCAAGCGGACCGAGGAAAAGCAGCTGTGGTTTGGTCAGGCGCTCCGCGAGGTGTTCCGCCTGGTGGCACTCGCGCAGGGTGACGACGCTAAGGCGCTGGCCATTGCCGGTGGCCGTGTGGTGTGGGCAGAGGCTGAGTCCCGCTCGCAGTCACAGCTAACTGACTCGCTGCTGAAGCTCAAGCAGATTGGGTTCCCGTTCGAGTTCCTCGCGCTGCGGTACGGGCTCACGCCGACTGAGGTTGTGGACCTACTCAACATGCGTGAGAAGGAACTGATGGCCGATCCCATGGGCGCCTTCACGCAGCTCATGACACAGGACCCGGCACAGGGAGACAACACCAATGGCGAGCAGCCGCAGGGCACAGAGACACCAGCGGGAGCGTGAAGCACTAGCAGACGGTACAGCGCGGGCAGTGCTCGCAGAGTGGGCAAAGGTCCGGCCTGAAGACGTGGCCCGGGATTGGGGCAGGTTGCTCCCCCGGGTCACGGCCATGGTGCAGGCAGGGCAGTTGCACGCCGCTGAAGGAACGCACACCTTCATGCGTGAGCTGCTCGGCCCGGCCAACGTGGGCCCTGAGATCGACCCCGAGCAGTTCGCCCGGCAGACGCCCGATGGGCGCGACGCTATGGGCCTGCTTGCTCGCGCTGCACCTACCGCCATCCGAGCCCAGCGCCAAGGATTCAGCCCGCGTGCCGCAATGGCCCGTGCGGGTGCCTTCCTTGACATGGTGGTACGGACGGTGGTTGCAGACACAGGCAGGCAGGCGGACCAAGCCGCAATGGTCGCGAACAAGGGCGTCACGTCCTACATTCGCGTGGTCGAGCTTCCCGCCTGCTCGCGCTGCATCATCCTCGCTGGCCGTGAGTACGGCGTATCCAATGGCTTCCTACGCCATCCGCGCTGTGACTGCACGATGGAGCCGGTTACCCGCAAGCACACGCCTACGGCCCAAGACCCTACTGACATCTTCGAGAAGATGAGCCCTGCCCAGCGACGCAAGGTCTTTGGGGAAGCCGGGCAAAAGGCCATCGAAGACGGCGCCAACATGTTCAGCGTGGTCAACGCTCGCAAGAGCATGGACAAGGTTGAGATGTTCGGCAAGACCGTACAGGTAACCCACGTAGGTACGGGCTCGCGCAAGATCAAGCGTCCGCCCCGCCTCATGCCCGAAGAGATCTACCGCCTAGCAGGCGATGACAGAGACCACGCAATACGGCTTCTGTACAAGAACGGCTATCTCCGCTGACGCAACGTCCGGAGCACCTACGAACTTTCGTACGCGCGCAAGGCGCAGAGAAGGAGTCCCGCATGCCTGAGAACGAGAGCACCACCACTGATGAGCAGCCGATCACTGACGACGTTTCCGCAGCGACTGACGCTGAGGGTACGGAAGTTGGCGATGGTGACGCTAGCCCGGATGGTGCCGACCAGCTAGGCGACGCTGGTAAGAAGGCGCTGGACTCCATGAAGGGCAAGTGGCGCGAGGAGCGTGACAAGCGTCGCGACCTAGAAGCCCGCCTGTCTGCGCTGGAGAACGCCCCCAAGGGAGAGAACACAGACGAGCCTACGGCGGACCAGATCCGTTCGCAGGCTGCGCGAGAGGCCACCGAAAAGGCCAACGCGCGAATCCTTCGATCCGAAGTCAAGGCGGCTGCCGCTGGCAAGTTCGCCGATCCTTCCGACGTGGCGCTGTATCTGGACCTCACCAAGTTCGAGGTTGACGAGAACGGCGACGTGGATACGGACGAGATCAACGACGCGATTGAAGATCTACTCACCAGGAAGCCACACCTAGCCGCAACGGCACGGCCACGCTTCCAGGGTTCCGGCGACGGTGGAGCAGCGCGCAAGGCGACTGGCCCAACTCAGCTGACCCGTGAGCAGCTTGACGGTATGAGTCCCGAAGCGATCGTAAAGGCGAAGCGCGAGGGTCGACTACAGAACCTGCTCTCTGGCAAGTAAGCCCAGTCCCTTACCCGCTGGCGTAAACCACGCTGGCTCGCACATCACAGAAATGGAGTGCCCTAGTGGCCGTTACCTCTTTCATCCCCGAGATCTGGAACGCTCAGCTTCTCACTGACTTCCGTGAGCAGGCCATTGCGGCTGCTCTGACCAACCGTGAGTACGAGGGCAACGCCTCGGCCGGTAACGTCGTGAAGATCAACAGCGCGACTGCTGTTGCGATCAAGAACTACGCGACCACTCGCACGACTTCGGCTGACGCCGTTGAGACCGCCTCTCAGGACCTGCTCATCGACCAGGAGAAGTCTTTTGACTTCTACGTGGACGACATCGACAAGGCGCAGGCTGCGGGCTCCATGGACGCCTTCACCCGTTCCGCTGGCGAGGGTCTCGCTGAGGACGCTGACAAGTTCATCCTGTCGACGGCTGTCACTGGTGCTGGCTCGTCCACCCCGGCCGGTACTGCGCTGACCGATGGTGACTCGGCGTTCGACGTCATCCGCGACCTGCGCAAGGCCCTGAACAAGGCCAAGGTTCCGGGTGGTAACCGTGTCCTGATCGTCAACGCTGAGTTCGAGGCCGTCCTACTCGACGCGTCCAGCAAGCTCACTGCCGTTGACAAGAGCGGTTCGCCCGCTGGCCTGCGTGAGGCTTCCCTCGGTCGCCTGCTCGGTTTCGACATCTACACCAGCGAGAACCTGCCGAACGTCGCCAAGCCCCAGGCTCTCGCGTTCTACCGTCCGTCCGTTGCCTACGTCTCGCAGGTCGAGAAGACCGAGGCGATGCGCGCTACGGACAAGTTCGCTGACCGTCTGCGCGGTCTCCACGTCTACGGCGCCAAGGTCGTTCGCGCGGCCGGTGTCGCTGCTTGGACGTCTGCGTAATCGTCGCTGCTGTGGGGCTGCCTGGTGCATGTGCGCTG